CGTAGGTGATGTGCAGCTGGGCGGCGTTGGCTTGGACGAAGTCGGCCAGGGCCTGGCCCTGGGCGCTGCCCGGAGTGACCATGAAGTCGCATGCCCGCCCGGTGGCGTGGTCCTGTGCGTTCGCGTCGTGGCGTAGGCATCCCACGGTGAGGCCGGGGAACGCGGCGTTGATGGCGTCACGGCCTGCGATGGTGGTCGCCTGTAGGCCATCGGAGCCCGGGCCGCTGGTGCACGTCGACGCGGCCAGGGTGGGGTCGCTCACTACCTGCCGCGCCATGGGTTCCCACCGGGCGTAGGCGCCCGGGAAGCCGCTGGCCTGCACCGACTGCGCCGCGACCGTCACCGGCATCGACTGCCAGCCAGGGACGCGCAGGAGACGCTCGAAGAACTTGCGGGATGACGCGGCGGGGTCCATGCGCTGAGCGGGGGTGCCCCACCCTGCGCGTTGCTGGAACATGCCGAGGCTGTCCCGGTCGCCGTGGTCGAGGGCTCGCAGCCCGGACTCCTGCATGGCTGTGGCGATCCCGACGACCGCGCCGAACAGCGGGACGTTGAGCTGGCGGCCGACGGCGATGATCGTGGCTGCGTTGCGCAGCTGGGTGCGGTCCAGGCTGGTGTTGCTGCTCTGGCCGGCACTGGCGACGACGGCGCACCCGTATGCTGCCGGCGCTGCGCTGGGTGGCACTTGGCCGCCCATGAAGAGCATGGTCAGCACCATCGCACCGATGACCCAGCACGCGGCGACGACAGGGACCAAGACGATGAGCACCTTGACGGCGCGTCGGATGAGGCTGGTCTTCGCTATCTGTGCGGCTACTGCCACGATGACCATTACGGTTCGGCCTTCCTGGAGAGGGTCTTACCTAGCCCCTCCATGCCCGGCTGAAACGGGCGTGGAGGGGTGCTTCGTTAGTCAGGTGTCCGTGAACGTGCCGTTCATAGCCGTGTGATCCCGAACCCGTAGCACTCCGGGTCATCACACTCGTCCGGGTTCTCGCACTCCGGGGGGTCACAGTGACCCACGCGAATGTCGTCGACCACGCAACCGCAATAGGTGCACGTCACGACCCTCGGGTCGAGACGGTCGACCAACTCGGCGATGTCCGTGAAGTCCAGTTCAGAGCTCACTGCGCCTCCTCAGTGCGACGCCGACGTGCACAATGGCGTCAGCCACTGCGAGCATCGCGTGAACGTGGGCCATCTTCAGGAGGTACGCCTCATGCTCCCCGCTGTCGGCTTGCCGCGCGCGCTCGAGGTCGTCTTCGGCATCGCTGTAGTGACTCATCAGGCTGCCCACTGGCTCGCCGCTCGCAGCGACGCATCAGGGATCAGGACGTACTGCTTGGTCGTCTCCGGCTTGGAGTGGCCCAGCAAGGCCTGGACGGCGAACAGGTCATGGGCGCCGGCGTAGCAGATGGTGCCGTAGCGGTGCCGTAGGCCGTGCGTTGTCGAGGTTACCCCGAGGACCTTGGAGACGAGCTTGCCGCAGTATGCCGGCGACAGGTGCCCGTTGATCTGCCCGGGGAACACCCAGCCGGCCGGGGTTGCCTGCAGCAGGACCCGCACCTCGTCACACAGGGGCAGGATCCGTTCCCGCGAGCCCTTCCCGTGGACCCGCAGGTTCCATCCGTCGAGCAGGTCCCGCTCGACGTCGCGCGTGTGGACCTGGGCTATCTCGCCGCGGCGCAGGCCTTGCCGGGCCGCGAGGAGCACCATCAGGTGAACCCGCGGACTGGCTTCAGACAGCGCTGAGGTCAGAACCAGCTCTGACGTCGGTCGAGGCAGCCTGTGCGGGGTCGTGACGGCAGGAAGCCGCCAGGCGGGGTTAACCGCGATCTGCTCAGTGTCACGGGCCCACTTGTAGAACGCACGCAGCGCCGTCCGGTAGCTGCGCTTCGTCTCAGCACCCCAGGTCTGGGTCCCGATCCACGCGACCATGTCCATCAGCGTCACCTCGAACGGAGCCAGGCCGGTCTCCCGGGCGAACCTGCGGATCTGATAGGTCCGCAGGTACTGAGTGGTCTGCGGCCGGTTCGCGGCGCACATCCACTCCCCCCACTGCTCGAGCGGCGTAACCCAGGACGATGGCACTGTGGCAGTCATGCTCGTGACGATGCGTCCGTCCGACGCCGCGAGAGCCAGATGGTGAGCCATCAGTCACCCCAGATCGTGTGCCAGCTACCGACGTGCTCATCGAGTGCAGCGAACGCAGCCCTCTGGTCGTCGTCTACCTCACCAAAGGCGCCACAGCTTCCGCAGACCCAAGTCGACGGGCCATCTGGAGCGGCACGGGTCACCTGGTCGGCGACCACGCTCGTTTCGTCGTCGAGCATCAGAGGTCTGCCCTGGCGCGGATGATCTCGGCAGCCGCAACGACATCGGCGGCCTCTTTTGCCTGGACCACTGCGTACGCCGCGATGGCGCAGTGGACTTCGCACTGCTTGCAGGTGTGCGACACGACGCCCGGATCGGTCTGGACGGGTTCCCCGCACCAGCACGCGCCGGCGGCGACATGCGCCCGCTCTTGCGGGGTCTGGTTGACCGGCTGGGCTTTCCTCAGCGCCCATTCTGACCACAGCGCGTCGTGGTCACTCTGGGTCGTCATGCCGCCACCTGGAGCTTCCTGGCGACAGCAGCGGCCTTGCGGGCCCTGAGAGCGGCGAGCTCGTCAAAGTCGCTGATCCAGCGGGTTGGGGGTTCAAGTCCCTCACGGCGCACTACGAAGAAGCTCGACACTGGCACCTCCAACACTGAGGCCAGCGCTGACAGGTCGTCGACGTCCAGCGCTAGCTCTCCGCTGATTCGGCGGTGCCAGTAGGACTGCGACTTCCCGATTAGCCGTGGAAGTCGGTTGACTGTGATCCTCTGCCTAGCGAGGACACCCCGGACTTCGCCCGCTACTGTTTCCCGGTCTGCCACTTCGTGGTCTGTCATGGCTGCACCGTATGCGGTCAACGGGTAGTTGCGCTACCCCAGCGGAAAAATTATTCGGCATCGGTCTTGCCAGGGGTACCCGGCCCGCGCTTAACTGCCTCTCATGACGATTAACGCCACCGCTGCCCATGTCGCAGATGCGGTACGCGACGCGATGTCGCAGCGGCGAGTGTCACAGACCGTCCTCGGTCGGTCATTGGGCATGTCGCAGACGGCGGTCTCACGCCGGCTCATGGGTGAAGTCCCCTTCGACGTCGTCGAGCTGGTCGCGATCGCCGGCCTGCTTCATGTCCCTCTCTCCTCGCTCCTGCCGAGCCCTGTGGTTGCGGCATGAGCAGCCCACCATCCTCGCTGGTGACAGGCGAGGGAATGGAGATTCCTTAGGGACCAAAGCGTTGAGAAGGCCCCGCGACAACAGCCACGGGGCCTTCTCACCTACTACAGGGCGTGCGGCCCTGCAAATACACGCAGTTCGAGTTTACGTCACCTTAGCCGGGGTCGTACGCGTACCTCACTGCGGGCATTTTCAGAGTCGCAACCTAGAAGGCGCAGACCAATATGCCCCCATCAGCTACGACTCATGCCGGACTCTATGACCGCTATCTGACAGACCTCGACACCGCGGTCTCCATGGTCGAGGTCATGCGAAATCTGCCAGACGAACACCGGCCCGTCAAGGAACTCGCCGACGCGCTTGATCGTGTCATCGCAGCAGTCCGAAAACTGGACCTACCTCTGGGCTCAGCCTGCGAGATCCTCCAGGTAATCGCAGATGGTGGCCAGTCTTGAGTGCCGCCGAGAGGTGGGACGCACTCGAAGGCGACAAACCTGGCCGCATCGGCCCAGGCGAGGCCGCAACTCTTGCGACTGCGGCGCGCAGGGCCAGGCTCATCCCGCGTGGTTCGTCGCGAGAGATACTTGCGCTGCTGCTGCGACTTACCCGTGGCTCACTCGGCGTCGAGCGATCGACGGGCTGGATCGCCAATGAGCTTGGGATCAACTACAGCACTGCCAAACGCTCACTCGACGCTCTCATCTCGGCCGACCTGGTGGTCGTTGCGATTCCTGGCATAGGACGAACACGGTCTACCTACCAGGTCGATTTCGTCCGCCTGCGCGCATTGGGTAACTCATCCGATTCAGACCGCTCGAACGACCACCCCCAGAAGGGGCGTTACGCCCCCTCAGAGGGGGCGTTACGCCCCCTCAGTGGGGGCGTTACGCCCCCACCGTCCACGCGCGCGCGCGCGTCTCTTCCTCTCTCCTTCCTTAACCCCCCTCCCCCAGAGCCCGCGACCGAGGCAAGAACTCAGACTTCCCCCGCGGCAAGCCGCGGGGACCCCCTTCCATGGCGAAGCCAACCCGAAACGAAATGCGCCCACGGCCGGACCCGCGCTCAAGGTGGATGCCGACTGTGCCAAACCACCCGCCGAGACGACGCCAAATCGGTCAAGCGCCAACTAGCTGAAGCGCGGGCACAGCAGAAGATCCAGCACCTAGCCGAACAGCGCGCGGCTGAGGCTCAAACCCAGGCAGCCTCTGTCGCACCACCTGCCGATTGGCGGCAGCGATGACCAACCACAACGAGGCCATGACCAGACCAACGACCTACCGGCCGGAGTGCGGCTCGAACTCTGGGTGGTGGGCTCACAAACGAGCCTCGGAGAAGCCATGCCAGCCCTGCCGCAAGGCCGTCGCCATCGGGCTTCGAAACGAAAACGCTCTAAGCATCGGGCAGGCCATTGACGAGCTGCGCGACATGAAGAACGGCCGCCGGCGTTGGAACCCCAACCTGGCTGAACCGAAGGACGAGCAGTGAAGCCGGATGCCGAGGCGCAGCGGGACCACCGACGGCTGGTCCAGCACACCATCCAGGCCGCTACCGAACAGTTCCGCTCCGCACGCGCAGCTGAGCAGGACGACAGCATCATCAAGGTCTGCACGTGCGGTGGACGGTTCATCGGACGCCGCTGTCCGTACTGCGGGGCTTTCACATGAGACAACAACCGGTCGGGGGCTTTCACATGAGACAACAACCGGTCGGGGACGTCCCCATGTTCGACGTCGCAGCACCCCCGACGCCGAGCAAAGGTCGGCCGTTTCCAGGGCCCCATACCGTCCGAAGAGTCCTCTGCCCGGGTGGTGAGCATCAAGCTGGGCTGATTGTCGGCACTGGTGAGCACCTCGTCTGGCGCAAGCACCTGGTGCACACCGTCGGCGGGCTGACCTGGCTATGCCAAGTGGTTGGCAAATGCCTATGCCAAGCGCCAGCGCCACAGGTCAAGGGCGTGCACACCCCGACCTGCCAGGACCCAGCATCAGGTCATTGGGCATACGACCCAGCAACACCGTTGTGCTACCCCATCGTGAATGTCCCAACTGGAGGCGTCCTATGACCAACAGCAGCCTGTGGTTCGCCGTCGGCCTCATGGCCGGAGCAGGTGGAGGCGCCTTCCTCGGCCGCTTCATCGCGAAGAGAGTGAAACTGTGACTATCACATGTGGAAAGGTTCGCTTCTTAACCGAGGGCGATGCGAAGGCTGCCCTGGTCGACATCGTCATGCGCCGCAACCAGATCGAATCCTGGCACCCCGTCAAGAAGAAGATGCCACGGCGTGCATATCAATGTCCGGAGTGTCTGGGATGGCACCTGACCAGCCAGGTGAGGGTGGACCGATGAGTGCTGACCGTGAAGCAATAATCAAGCGCAGGCCACGGTTGCTGGACCTGTTCTGCTGCGAGGGTGGGGCAGGGATGGGTTACCACCGTGCCGGCTTCGAGGTCGTCGGGGTGGACCTAGAACCTAGGTTCGCCAAGCGATACCCGTTCGAGTTTCACGCCGGCGACGCATTGGAGTACGTCAAGGCTCACGGGCACGAGTTCGACGCCATCCACGCCAGTCCGCCGTGCCATCCGTACTCGGTGACCAAAAACACTCACCTGGTCACGCAACTTGCACTGATCGAACCGACCCAGGAAGCACTGGCTATGACTGGGCGACCGTATGTGATCGAGAACGTTGCCGGCGCAGTGGCCTCGATGTGGGTTCCGCTGCGGCTGTGTGGGTCGGAGTTCGGCCTGGTCGCAAAGGACAACGACGGGCGCCCGCTGCGGTTGGAACGGCACAGGTTGTTCGAGTCCAACGTGTTCCTCTATGGCAACGGTGGGTGCCGGCATGACAAACGGGTCCAGGTCGCCGGCGTGTACGGCGGAGGTTCGGACGATCCTCGCTATACCAAGGAGGTCCGACGCGGGGGCTACACGCCACAGAAGCCAATAGCTGCGGTCCTGCTGGGCATCGACTGGATGACCTTGCACGGACTCCAACAGTCCGTGCCCCCGGCCTACACGGAGTGGATCGGCGGGCAGCTGCTGGCCCATATCGAAAGCGAGCGTGCCGCATGACTGCTGACCGTGATGAGATAGTCACGCCCTGCCGCCGTTGGGCTGCATACCTACGAGTACAGGGCAGACGCTGGGGTCTTGAGGTTGAGTGGCGCAGACATCCGCGTCACATAGAAGGTCGAGTCCTCACCCCACGGCGAACCAAGGTGGTCAGTTATGGCTGACAGTGATGGGCTAGCCATCGTCCAGCACTGGGAAGACACGGGCTACTGGCGCGTCATCGAATCAGTCTGGGACGGGCACCCAGTAGGGCGCTTGTGGTGCGAGACAACAGTCAAGGATGAGGCGCTCCAGGCGCTGAAGGGGTGCCCATACCCAGCCCACCTCGAAATCCACCAACGCATGTGTGAGGAGAGGTGGGTAAGGCCATGACCGACCCTGGTGACCGTGATGGGCTACTCACTACTGTCTGCACGGCAGAGCCGTTCGTGAGCTCCACCCCAGGCGATGACATCTACGGGCCCTCGGTGACCTGCCGCGGCCGGCTCGCCGGCAGAGTCTGGTACGGGCCACTGTCGGACTCGTCCGCCTTCGGAACGAAGTCTCGGATAACAATCAACGGTCGGCACTACGAAGTCATATCGCTGGGCCACGGTTTTCTCGGGTCTCCGTCCGCTCACATCGAAGTCGAGCTGGAAGAACGATGGGTGAGGCCATGACCGAGCCTGCTGACCGTGAAGGGTTATTCACCCCCGCACCAGGTGCTGTGGCGGTCGTTTCCTCGTGGCGCGGCGAACTCCTGGGCATGAAAAGCCATGCCGGCTGGATGGTTGTGGACGGCACCCAGACGCGAGGGCTCGATGACAACGAGGTGTCTGCCTTTCGCCGGCTGATCGTGCTCGACCTCGGCAAGAAGGATGCAGCCATAGTCTCGGGCCTCCGCGTAGCAGCGGAGAGCGGCGCCCTTCATCCGGCTACTCGACTAGAGCTCGGCTACATCGCCGACCAGATCGAGGCGCAGGCCAAGCGCATCGAGGAGCCACGGCTGCACGGCGTGGTGGTCGCGAGATCCCTGACGTGGGACCAGGTGCCTCAGTGGACTCGCTACACGACAGGCGATGGCATCCGCGAGCAGTGGATCGGCACCAACGGCGAAACCGCGGCATGGCGCGACCTGATCGACCCGGTCCTCATCCGGGACGGCATCTCATGAGCAGCGAAGAGGCTGACCGTGAAGGGATGTTCTCGCGCAGCGAGTACCTACTCATCAAGACTCTCGCGATGAGCGACGGCGATGGCAGCGGGCTGACCGACGTCTTCATGGCAATGGAGGCCGTCCACTCGACCGCTCTCGCGAACCCAGAGTGGGACATGGACGAGACCAAGACGATGGCCGAGTGGGAGGCTCAGCGATGACCGACCAGCCCGAAGGGATGTTCACCGACGCGCAGCTCCTGGACAGTCACGACCCGGCGCATGGCGACGTCATGTCGGTGGTGACCTGTACCTTGTGCGGCAGCGTGGTCGCTGACACTGAGGCGCACCAGCAGCTGCACATCGACCTCGTGGACCTTCATTGCGATGTGCAGGGGCTGCTGCCTGACTGACTGACTATCCCCAAAGACGCTCCACCTGCATAGGGGCCGTGACACGGTCTAGGGGTGGTTATGTCAACAGGCAGGGTCAGTGATGCCAGCGCCAGCCGGCGACGAGCTGGTTGACCCTCGGGAACTCGCGAAGCGGATCCGCAAGGCGCTGCTGGCCATCACCAAGCACTACGACAGCTGCCTTACGCCTGTTCGGCGTGCACCAGGAAGCCACGCCTCCGCTGCTGCATTCGCTTCCCTGCCCATCAGCGCGACCATTCTCGACGACCGGGCCCAGTGCCGCACACGCCTCGCCTACTGGTGCGACCAGGTCATCAGAGCCCGTGATCTGCACACCGAGCACCTGTCCTTCCACGACGTCGCCGCGATGTGCGACCTCCTGCAACGCCACTCCGACTGGCTCGGCGAGACGGTTGGCGCAGCGATCGCGATGTGGGAGCTCGAAGACTCAGCTGGCGACCTTCGGAGTATTGCCGTGTCACACCGTCGCGACTGGATGCCACTAGGTCCCTGCCCTCTGGTCAATGAGAGCGAGGATGGGGAACCCGAGCCGTGCACTGGGACCGTGCGCGCCTACCCCACCTGCGACCCGTACTGCGACGTCTGCGAGACCAGCGCCGTCGTCACGTGGTGGGAGCACCAGATGTTCGGGGACACTCAGCCCACCAACCTCGTCACTGCACCCGCCCTGGTCCTGGCCATCCACCGCGAGTTCGGCCAGGTCATCAAAGAAGCCACCATCCGGCAGTGGGTTACCCGGGGTGTGATCGAGACTAAGGGCAAGGACAGCGCAGGCCGATCGCTGTACGACCGGGTCGACGTTGCCTATGCCCTGGCACGCAGAGGTTCCGTCCGAGGTCAGTCGTAGGTTCGCCACCCTGATGCGGAAAGCCGAGAGACATGCGCTAGTGTGACAAACGCACCTGACAGGTATGCCCGAAACCAAGCCCCGACCAAGCACCACTGGTTGGGGCTTCGTCATGCCCAGGCCCTGATCAGCCCGCCTTCTCGCCGGACGACACCACACCTCGAGGCCCTGAGCCCACGGTCGGTCACCGCGATCAGGCGGGCCCCACTTCACACACGCCCTCATCGGAGCCAACGTGACGAGCCAAGCCGACGCCATCAAAGCAGCACGCGTCTACCGCGAGACCCAGCCTGCCATCGACGAGCTCAAGGAAACCATGGCCGCCAACACGGCGGCCAAGAAGATCCTCGGTGCGTTCATGGTTGAGACGAAGCGGGACAGTTACCGTGGCGTCAACCTGCGTATCGTCAGCTTCGATGGCTGGGACGGCGACAAGCTGGCTGCCTTCCTTGGTGACAAGGCGAAGGACTTCCGCCGGCCCTTGGACCGCAAGTACTTCAGCCTGCGTAAGCGGGGCTCGAAGTGACGATGACTCATCTGCCTGCCACCTTCACCCGCTCGCAGATCATGGCCGCCTTCGCCGCGCTCAACCTGGACAACGACTTGGTCGCCGGCATCCAGATCACTGCGACTCAGGTCGACGTCCAGATGTACGTACCCGCTGGCGATGGCCAGGTCATGAGCATGCTCGGTGAGAACGCCACCATCGTCGTCACCATCCCCGTCGACGAAGATCAATGAGGGAGCTTCCATGATCGTTCTGGGAATCATCTTGCTGGTGCTCGGTCTGCTCCTGCCTGACCTCGGTGTCCTCACCATGATCGGTGGCGTGCTGATCGTGGTGGGACTGGTCCTCCTGCTCGTCCGACCAGGCGGACGCCGCTACTACTGACGCGCATGACCGAACGAAACAGTGCACGACGCGACAAGCACCGCGCCATCATCAAGCGCGGCCGGCCCAACTGCTACATCTGTGGCAAGCCCATCGATTACACGCTGCCATACCTCGACCCTGGCGAGTTCGTCGCTGATCACCTCGTGTCACTGGCTCGAGGAGGACCAGACACCCTCGCCAACAAAGGTCCTGCACACCGTTCATGCAACCGCTCCAAGTCCGACAAGCACCACGCCCCCATCGTCAGACGTAGCGGCTCGCTCGGCTGAACCCCCGGGGGAGGCCCCCCTCCGCCGCGGCCTGGAGTACCTCCGGGGATAGGCGTCATCTCTCCCCGGCACTTTTTCCACCAAGGAGGCACTCATGGCTGCTCGACGCCAGAGCCTCCGGACGGTGGCGCCAGGTGAGCGTGCGAAGGCGAAGCCTGTCCCACCGAAGCCGAAGACAATCATGCAGGCCGTAGAGTGCGGCACGCCTCGTGAGCTGCTGGTCGCGTTGCGTAACCGGATCGCGTCCGCCGTTGAGGATGCGAACACGCCGGCTCGCGACCTGGCTGCACTGATCAAGCGTTTGATCGAGGTGGTCCACGACGTCGAGGCGATCGATGCCCGCGACGAGCAGGGGGCGACCAAGCGTGCCGACGCCCAAGACGAAGCGTTCGACGCCTCGGCTATCTGAGGTTGCTCGCCATCTGGTGATCCCGAAAGGGATTGTGACGACCGCTTGGCCACGGATTGTGGCGAAGTGCGAGGACATGGATGTCAGGTTCGACTCCTGGCAAGACGGCGTCGGGAAAGTTGCACTCGGGAAGCGCAAGGACGGCAAGTACGCGGCCACTGTCGGCGGCGTCGTTCTGAGCATTCCCCGCCAGGTCGGCAAGACCTTCCTCGTCGGCATGATTGTTATTGCGCTGTGCATCATCTTCCCCGGCCTGACGGTCCTGTGGACTGCGCACCGGACCCGCACATCGACAAAGACATTCCAGACGCTCCAAAAGATGGTCAAGCGCAAGAAGATATGGCCAAGCGTAAGAGGCATCCGGACGGCGAACAGTGAGCAGGAGATCCGGTTTCGCAACGACTCGGTCATCATGTTCGGGGCTCGGGAGCAGGGCTTCGGCCGTGGCTTCGATGAGGTCGACGTTGAGGTGTTCGACGAGGCGCAGATTCTCACTGAGAAGGCGCTCGAGGACATGGTCCCGGCCGCGAACCAGTCCCGGCAGGAGTCCGGTGCGCTGCTGTTCTTCATAGGCACCCCACCTCGGCCGACTGACCCTGGCGAGGAGTTCACCAATCGTCGGGCCAAGGCGCTGTCTGGCAAGACCGACAGCATGTTCTACGTCGAGCTCAGCGCCGATCCCGATGCAGACTCCGACGACCGGAAGCAGTGGGCGAAGGGAAACCCGTCATTCCCGCGCCGCACGCCCGTCGAGTCGATGGAGCGGATGCGGGAGAACCTGACAGACGATGACTCGTTCCGCCGCGAAGGCCTAGGCATCTGGGACGCGACCTCGTCGCCGGCAGTCATCGACTCGAAGTCGTGGAGCCTGCGCGCCGATCCGGCGTCGATGGCCATCGAGCGGTTGACTCTGGGGATCGACGTGTCCCCGGATCGTTCGACCGCAGCTGTGGGGTTGGCCGGCCAGCGCGCGGACGGGCAGTGGCACGTGGAGCTTGACGAGCACCGGACCGGGGTCGATTGGATCCCCGCCTGGGCAGTGGCGCGCTGTGAGCGCAACACGATCTATGCCGTCGTCGTTGATGAGCTGTCCGGCCTGGTCGAGAAGCGCCGCGGGCGGAACTACCTGATCGGGACCAGCATCGTGGTCACCTTGTCCGCCAACGAGGGCCGCGACATGGCCATCGCGTGCAGCTGGTACTTCGACGGGATCATGGCCTCGTGGCTGTGGCACACGGACCAGCCTCAGGTGAACGTCGCGCTTTCGGTGGCACGCAAGAGGCCGATCAGTGGGGCATGGGGTTGGAACCGTAAGGACGCCAACTCGGACATCACCCCTGTTGTCGCAGAAACGCTCGCCCTATGGGGCGCCAAGAGCTCGACCGTGAAGAAACCGGGCCGCGGAGGCCGAAAAAGCCAAGGTAGAAGGGCGGTCGTTCTGTGACGTTCGAGAAGATCAGCATCCCAGCGCTCTCAGACGACGAAAGCACGACCCTGAACAGCCTCCTCGAGCAGCTGGACAAGAAGACCCGCCGCAACCAGCTGCGCACCGCCTACTACGAGTCGCGGAAGTTCGCGCGACGCGTCGGGACGACTATCCCCGAGCAGTACCAGCGCCTCGGGCTCGTGCTCGGCTGGCCAGCCAAGGGTGTAGACGCTCTCGCGCGCCGCTGCAACCTTGATGGGTTCGTGTGGACCGACGGCAATCTGGACGACCTCGGCCTGCGCGAGGTGATCGACGGCAACTACCTTCTGTCGGAGATATCGCAGGCCCGCACCGACTCGCTGCTGCACGGGGTTTCATTCCTCATCACCACCCGCGGCGATGAGGAAGCGGAGGAGCCGACTGCCCTCGTCACGGCCAAGGATGCGCTGAACGCTTTCGGCGACTGGAACGCCCGCTCTCGCCGCCTGGACAACCTCGTATCGGTCACGTCTCGCGACGAGCAAGACAAGCCGACCGGGCTGGCGCTTTACCTCGACGGACTCACGGTCACCGCCGACAAGGACGGCGGGAAGTGGACTGTAGAGCGGTCTGAGCACCCATGGGGCGTGCCGGTCGACCCGCTGGTCTACAAACCTCGCCTCTCGCGACGTATGGGCTCTTCACGGGTTACGCGCCCTGTCATGTCGATCACCGACCAGGCGCTACGCATGCTGCCCCGCCTCGAGGCACACATGGACATCTACGCGATCGCGAAGATGGTCCTGCTCGGTGGAGATGACTCGATCTTCAAGAACGCGGACGGCACATCCAAGGAAGCATGGCAGCTCGTCATGGGCCGCGTGTTCGGCATCCCTGACGACGAGGACGCTGTCACCCCCCGCGCGGACGTCAAGCAGTTCGCCGCCGAGTCGCCCGAGCCCCACCTGGCACATCTGAACGCGCTGGCGAAGCTGTTCGCACGCGAGATGAGCCTTCCTGACACGGCACTGGCCATCACTGATGTGTCCAACCCAACATCCGCTGAGTCCTACGACGCCTCACAGTACGAGCTGATCGCAGAAGCTGAGGGCGCGGCCGACGACTGGACGACACCAATCCGTCGATCGACGATGCGGGCACTGGCGATCCAGAACGACCTTGACTCGGTGCCGGACTCCTGGCGCTCGATCGACGCAAAATGGCGTGACCCGCGGTTCCTGTCGCGCGCACAGGAAGCGGACGCCGGCGCCAAGCAGCTCAGCTCCATCCCCTGGCTCGCTGAGACTGAGGTTGGACTCGAACTGCTCGGGCTAGACCCACAACAGATCACCCGGGCGATGGCTGAGAAGCGTCGCGTAGCCGGCCGTGCAGTACTGGCGGCGCTGGGCAATGGCAGCACTGCGGCCTGAGCAGGCCAGGCTGGCCCTGGTGGCGGTCACGAATGCTGCGGTGACCGAGGCGTCCCAGCTGGTGTCGCAGAACGCCGCACAGACCCGCCAGGCCCTGTTCGACGTCATCCCATCGACGATCGCGTACTACTCGGACGGTTCCTCGGCCCTAGCTGCGGACTACTACGACGACCTGCGCCAGGACGCGTCCGCTGCCGGCAGGTTCCGTGCCGATCCCGTCGTGAACCTGCGATGGGGTGGGCAGGGTGAAGAGAAGATCCGCACCGGGATCCTCTGGGCGGTTGCGCCGCTCCTGGATGAGGTACCTGACCAGGCACTGTCGGTGTCTCGCGTGGGAGACGTCGTGCAGCTCGAGACGGCTCGCCCATTCCGCGACACCATCACCACGAACCGTCGCCGTGATCCATCAGCAGTGGGCTGGCAGCGCGTCGCAGCTGGCGGGTGCAAGTTCTGCCGGTTCTTGGCTGGCCGCGGTGAGGTCTACCGAGAGTCTTCGGCCCGGTTCGCCTCCCACCCGCACTGCCGTTGCACCGCCGTTCCCGTGTTTCACGAACACCAGGGCGACGAGGTCGACGTCCTGAAGTACGTGGCGTCGAAGCGGCGAGCAAGCCGCACCCCGAAACAGCGTCAAGAGATCCGCGAACTACTCGCGTCGATGCCCTAACGCCCCAACTCTCCCGGCCACACAAGTCGGGTCTACGCCTACGCGCAGCGGTCAATGTGCGGTCATCAAGGAGCAGCAAATGAGCAAGGTTCTCACTGTCAACGGCATGACCGTTGACGAACTGTTGGCCTTCCACCGCGCCCACTTCGGTGATGCGCGCATGGCAGAAGGCGACGGTGGAGATGGCGGCGACGGCAAGGACGGCAAGGACGGGGACGGCTTCAAACCGATCACCTCTCAAGACGACCTGACCCGCGTCATCACCGAGCGCGTGAACCGCGAGCGGGCCAAGTTCGCCGACTACACCGACCTCAAGACGAAAGCCGCAAAGCTCGACCAGCTCGAGCAGGCCAACAAGTCCGAGACCGACAAGTTCAGCGAACGCATCGCCTCCCTGGAAACAGAGAACACAGCCATCAAGTCGCAGGCCGTGCGGTCGCGAATCCAGGCGAAGTTCTCCGTTTCCGACGAGGACGCCGAACTGTTCCTGACCGGCGCAGACGAGGCGTCGCTGACGAAGCAGGCCGAACGGCTTGCAGCGCGCGACACCGAGCGCAAAAAGCAAGGCAACCGCGTGCCCAAAGAAGGCACGTCCACGAAGTCCGGAGCCGAACCGATGCGCGAGTTTGCTCGCAACCTCTTCGGCGCCAACGACTGACCAGCAGAAAGCGAGAAGACAATGGCCGTTCTGGCTACCGGGGATCTCACGATCCCGAAGCAGATCCTCGACCCATGGCTCGGCAAGATCCAGGGCGGCTCATCCGTCGCTGCCCTGTCCAGCTCCGTACCCATGCTGTTCGGCAAGGGTGAGGCGTTCATCTTCGACATCGGTGAAGCCGAGTACGTCGGGGAGGGTGCTGCGAAGGGCGCCTCGACCGTCACGAAGACCTCCCAGACCACCGACCCGTTCAAGTTCCACAAGACCGTGCGGTGGAACGAAGAGGTCATGTGGGCCGACGAGGACCACCAGCTCCACGTCGTCTCGCAGATCCTCGACCTGATCCAGCCAGCGCTCTCCCGCGCACTGGACTTCGGCGTGTTCCACGGCATCAACCCCACCGGTGGTGCCATCGTCGCCGCGATGACGCAGAAGCTGTCCGCGACCACGAACTCTGTGGAGTACGTCGCAGCCAACAAGCCCTACGTCAGCCTGGACGCGGCCGACGCGCTTGTCCTGGCGGATGGTTACATGCCATCCGACATCGCGCTCGACCCCGCATATGCCGCGTACTTCTCGGCGATCCGTGGGGTCAACTCGGAGCAGAGGCTTTACCCGAACTTCAAGCTCTCCACCGAGGTATCTGAGCTGGACGGGCACCGCGCGTCCGTGTCTCGTACCGTCCGCGCCGTCCCCACCGCTGCCGTGGCGACGAACATCATCGGGTTCGTCGGCGACTTCTCGACTGTCCGCTGGGGCGTTCAGCGCTCCCTCGGTCTCGAGGTCATCAAGTACGGGGACCCCGACGGCCAGGGCGACCTCAAGCGGAACAACCAAGTGGCCTTCCGTGCGGAGGTCGTCTACGGCTGGGGTGTTGGCAGCTTGGATGCCATCGCCAAGGTCACAGACGCCGTCTGATGCCTCGTCTTCGCAACATCAAGTCGGGCGTCGTCGTCTCGTGCTCAGACACGACGGCGGCCCGGCTGGGCTCCGAGTGGCAGCCGGCCGACTCACCGAAAGCGGCCGACAAGCCTGCCCCGGCCAGGAAGGCTGTGGCCAAGAAGGCCGCTGCCCGCAAGCCGGAGTGATGGGGAGGGGGCGGTCATGGCAGTGACGACGTTGATGATCGCGACCGCACTAGATGTGGCCGACCCCGATCCTCAGTCAACCCAAGCCGCGCAGTGGAACATGTGGATCGCGGACGCTTTGATGCTGATCGAGGCCCGCAAAGCTGAGCTCAGCATCGAAACGGAACTGGACGCCGCGAAGCTGGACTACGTGGTCCGGCAGGCCGTCGTGGCGCACATTCAGCGTCCCGACGACGCCACCCAGGTCACGATCTCGGTGGACGACGGGAGTAGCTCCCGCACCTACCGCTCAGGCAAGGGCCGGATCGTGATCCTTGACGAGTGGTGGGCACTACTCGGGCTCATCGGCTTGTCGTCTGGCGCGTACTCGGTTGACATGGTCGGCACCGCGTCGACTCATGTGGCGTGGTGCGCCCTTGCCTTCGGTGCGCTCTACTGCTCGTGCGGCTCGGACATCGCCGGCTATCCGATCTATGAGCAGGAGTGACCTTGCTGGGCCTCGATGTCGCGGCTGCGCTTCCCGAACTTCGTCGGCAGGCAGAGTCTCGAATGAAGAGCACCTGCACCATCAGACGCTGGGACGGGACCTACGCCACCGACCCGGACAACGGGAAGGTCACCAAGAACACCGCCATCGTCTACACAGGCATGTGCCGGGTCCAGGTTCGCTCCCTGGCCGCGCAGACCCCGAACGCCGGTGAAACGCAGCTCGCTGTAACCCGCCCCGAGCTGCACCTCCCGATCTCAACATCAACCGGGCTGCGCACCGGGGACGTCGCAACTATGGACACAGTCGACCCCATCACAGGTGACCCTGACCTGATCGGGCGAACCCTGCGGGTAGAGGTCCCATTCCACAAAGACGACGCGACAGCCAGACGGCTGCCCTGCACGGAAGGCGGCTTCGATGGCTGACTTCGACTTCAGCCAGGTCAGCAAGCTCGCCGCTGACCTGGGCAAGGGCAACGCAGACATGGTCACCGGCGCCCGGAAGATCCTCGAGGTCGCCAGCATCAAGACCAAGAAGGACATGGCAACCGAGATCTCGCGATCGCCTCACTTCAAAGCCGTCGCCCCAGCAATCTCCTACGACATCAAGGGACTGTCGTCTGAGATTGGCCCTGTCCAAGGCAAGGCCGCCGGCTCTCTCGCGTTCATCGCGGCCTACGGGACAGCCACCCAGGGCCCGAGCTGGGACCACACTGCTTCGCTGCACCGTGAAGCGCCCATCTTCGTCGGCTTGCTCGAGGCATTGGCCGCCAAGAGCATCCTGTGACCAACACTGACACCGCGGCTGCCTTCCTGGCGCTGCTGGTCGCCGACCAGAACCTGAAAGTCCTGGACGGAGAGGTCCCTACCGACCCCGGGACGGGCCGGCTGCCTGATCGCCCCTACGTAGTGATGTGGTCCCCACCAATCCCCGGCGCCGGTCTGGACACCCTCTCCGGCCGGTCTGGCTGGTGGGAAGAGACCATCACCACGACCATCGTGGGCGACACCGTCGACTCCATTCGGATCGCCACGCGCAGAGTCCGTGGCGCGGTCTTGGACGTGGTCCCCGTGGTCGTCGGCCGCACCTGTCTGCCGATCCGCATGGACGGCGACCCTCTGCCCATCCAGCCCGACAACGACGTCCAGCCCCCCGTGCTCTACGCCGTCATCCGCTGGAAGTGCTCCAGCACTCCTGCCTAGCTACACCGCTCTCTCGCACCGTTCCTCAACCTGCCCAGGAGGCAACCAATGGCGTATCTCGCCGCGCAACAGATCGCCGTCACCGGGACGGCGCCGACCTACGCCGCCGCCTCCGCTGGTGGAGACACCGCAAGCCCAGACGACAGGACGTTCCTGCACGTCAAGAACGCCAGCGCAGGTGCCCTGACGGTGACCCTCGTGGTCCCCGGGAGCACCTACGCCCAACCCAACCCCGACGTCGCAGTCTCCGTCCCCGCCGCAGGCGACCGCTTCATCGCTATCCCGGCCGGCGCCACCGACATGTCCACCGGGCTCGTCGGATTCACCTATTCAGGCATCGGCAGCCTGACCGTCGCACTCGTGAGGATCTGACATGGCTGAGCTGACACGCTGCCGGCACAACGAGACCGGCGCCGAGGCCGAGCTGCCCACCGAGGCACTGGGCGCCTGGCACGCCCACGGATGGGACCCGATCAGCGACTCACGCAGCTTCGAGGCCGCAGACGTCGAACGGGTCCAGGCCGAAGAGGCCGCCGCGGCCCACATCCAGGGCGTCATCGAGACCCTCTCGTCGACGAAGCGCCCGAACATCGACGCAGTCCTCGAGGAGGTCGCAGAAGACCCAGCGGCCGCGGCCGCCGCGATGCAGATCGAGCAGGCGCGTGAGAACCCCCGGACCACGCTCGTGGACCGGCTGAACCAGATCATCAACCCCGCTGGCGACGCCGGCACGCAGAAGGAGAACTGACATGGGCGACCTCGTTTCCGATGGAAAGATCAGGGTCGAATGGCTGCCTGCATGCGCGAGCATCGCAGCCCCGACCGTAGCCGAACGCAACGCAGCCTTGAGGCTCGATACGGTAATGACCCCCGACGGTCTGCAAGTCACCCCCAAGACCGCAGACGTCGACACCTCAGCGCTGTCCTCGACCTTCGACACCAAGAGGGCTGGACGTCGCGAGTTCGACAACTCAGTGAAGATCAAGCGCCAGGACGCAGCCGACACGGCCCTGTCCACGCTGATCTTCCGGGCCAACGGGTTCCTGGTGGTTCGCCGCATGGTGGACGCGGCAACGGCCCCGGCGATCGGCGACAAGGTCGAGGTCTACCCCTCCGAGTGCGGAGAGCGGATCCCCGGCTACGGGCCGAACACCGTCCAGTCGTTCGAGGTCCCGCTGCTGAACACGTCGGACCCGAACCCCAACGCGGTCACCGCCTGACCCTTCGGTCGAGAGGCGTCACCCTGGTCCCTTGGGTGGCGCCTCTCTCAGTTAGTTCCAAGGGACAGCGCCAACACAAGGGACACCACACGCCATGCGCGACATCGAAGATGACCTGGAGCAGGTCAAGCCAACCACCGCGAGCGTGCTCCTCTGCCTGCGTGGCGATCTGCTCGGCGAGCTCGACCTGATCAACGATGACCTGGATCAGTACGACGGGTGGGAACCATCCAGTCTGTCCGACGTGGATCCGCGAACTGGCCTTCAAGCGCGCAAGGCTGAGCTCGAGGCTCAGATGCGGGCCGAGTCCAAGCCATACCGGTTCGAGACCATCGGAGACGAGGCCTGGTCTGACCTGCTAGCTGCGCATCCACCGCGCGAGGGTAAGGCGGACAGGGAGGACTTCGACCCGAAGACATTCCCCACAGCTCTACTCGCAGCCTCTGCAGTCGAGCCAACGATGACGATCGAGCAGGCCAAACGACTGTTCAGCCGGTTGGCTCTGCCGCAACGCAACTCGCTCTTTGGCACGGCTTACAGCGCCAACATGCGAGGGGTGGAGGTGCCTTTTTTACCGCCATCCTCAGACGCAGCCCCAGCCAACGCGAGGAAGTCGAAACCGCGCGTGCGTGGGGCGTCCCGCGCAGCGTCTTCCTCGGCCGAGTAGTCGAACCCGGCGAGCCCGTATGGCTCCCCAAAGACCGCAACTACGCGATCGCCCTGACCCGACTAGAGGCCGACATACACCACGACTGCGGCAGACCATGGTCGGAGGCTATGGACCCGGCCAACGCTGAGCGATACACCGTCGACGTCCTTGGCACCTGTGCTGCGTGCTACGCGCTAGCTGCCAAGGCCGACCGGCCGCCACCGTCGCCGATATACCGGGTGCGGCTCCGGGACGACATCTAGTCCCTGCGAGCCATCCCGGCACCCCACATGATCCCGCCAATGATAGCGATCACGAGGCCGAACAAGACCAGGCGGTAAGCGGGCTGGACCAGGCCATACATGGCGATCAGCAACCCGACTATGCCCGTCCTGAGTCCCTGACTCTCGCGCTCTTTCGCGGTCTTTCGTGGCCTGCTCACATCCGAACCATAGAGCCCTGACAGGAGACACGCATGTCAGACCGTTCCGTCTCCGTCTTCCTGAAGGCCAACGTCTCCGGCTACGTCGCCTCGATCGAGAAAGCCAAGCTCGCAACCAGAGACTTCGCCAAGTCCGCTGAGAAGTCGGCGACCACCCACAAGGGCTCGTGGGACAAGGTCGGTAAGGGGATGCTTCTCACCGGCGGGGTCATCGCCGTTGGGGTCGGGCTGGCAGTCAAGGCCTTCTCTGACTTCGACAAAGAGATGAGCGCCGTCAAGGCCGTCTCGGGCGCCAGCGCCAGGCAGATGGAACAGCTTGGTAAGGCCGCGATCAAGGCCGGCGCTGACACCGTATTCAGCGCGTCCGAGGCGGCGCAGGCCGAGGGTGAGCTCGCTAAGGCCGGAGTAAAGACCTCCGACATCCTCGGTGGCGCGCTGACGGGTTCCCTGAACCTCGCCTCCGCTGGCGGGCTCGGCCTTGCCGACGCGGCGACCATCGCGGCCCAGTCCATGAACGTCTTCAAGCTGGGCGGGCAGGACGTCTCGCACATCGCTGACGTGCTGGCTGCTGGGGCGAACAAGTCCGCAGCCGACGTGAGCTCTCTGGGTGAGGCATTGAAGCAGGGCGGATTGGTGGCAGCTCAGACGGGCCTTCACCTCGAGGACACGACTGGCATCCTGTCGATGTTCGCGGACTCAGCGCTGGTTGGATCTGACGCCGGCACGAGCCTAAAGACAATGCTCATGCGTCTGGTCCCGCAGTCCGACAAGGCTCAGGCCGCGATGGACAAGATCGGGTTCAGTGCCTACGACGCCTCAGGCAAGTTCGTCGGCATGGAGTCTGTGGCGAGCCAGCTCCAGACGGGCTTGGGCAAGCTCTCCGCAGAGCAGCGCTCCGCTGCCCTGAACACGATCTTCGGTAGCGACGCCACCCGGGCAGCGTCCATCCTTTACGACCAGGGCGCAGAAGGCGTCAGGGAGTACACGGACGCCGTCAACGACCAGGGCGCGGCGTCCCGCATGGCCGCAGCCATGCTCGACAACCTGAGTGGCGACTTCGAGGGCCTCAAGGGCAGCATCGACACGGCCCTGATCCAAAGCGGATCTGCCGGCAACGACGTCCTCAGGTCGATAACCCAGAGCGCCACTGGCGCTGTGAACGCCTTCGGCAGACTGCCTGGGCCGGTGCAAAAGAGCGCTCTCGGGTTTGCTGCTGTGGTATCTGGCGGCCTGCTGGTCGGTGGGGCGTTCCTGACCGTGGTGCCGAAAATCATTGCGACAAAGAAGGCTCTTGACGACCTTCATGTCACGTCGGGGCGCACGGGCACAGCGCTCAAGGGGCTGGGCAAAGCTGCCGGGGTCGTCGCCGGCCTTGCGGCTGCCGCCTCTGCGTTCGCCGCCTTCAGCAACGCCAGCAGTAAAGCCGTCCCCGGCATTGAGGCGACGACCAGCGCACTGCTGGCCAGCATCGATGCTGGCGGTAAGGCCGCTGCTAGCACCAAGGATGTCGACGCGCTCTTTGCGGGCATCGACCACCAAGCCGACTTCCTTGGAATCTGGAACTACAGCGGCGCCATTGACGACCTGGGCGGGGCGTTCAAACGCCTGACTAACAGGACCGGCATGGAAGGCTTCAGCGACTCGATCGACGGCGTCTTCGGTGTGATCAACGGGGCGACGAAGTCCGCCGAGGTCTTCAACAACATCGGCATAGCCCTCGGCAAGATGGTCACAGACGGCCACGCCGGAGAGGCCAAGTCGCAGTTCGACGCGATGGCCAAGAAACTTCACCTGACCGGCGACGAGGTCAACAAGCTGCAGGCGCTGATGCCTGCCTACGGCGAGGCGATGGCCGCAGGCGCCAACGGGACCAAGGCTGCAGCCGGCGCGGTCTCGCAATTCAGCGCAGACGTGGGCGTCGCAAAGGTCAATGTTGAAGGCTTCGGCACGGCCCTCGATGGGCTGTTCGGCAAGACCTTCGGTGTTGAGCAGGCCACCGACGCATGGCACAGCAGCCTCAACGGGCTGAGTGCCGCGGTAAAGACCAACGGTCGGAGCATCAAGGGCACCACGGACAAGGCGATCGCCAACCGTGAGGCCCTGCGCACCGTGGCACAGAAGGCCTACGACGTTGCCAAGGCTTACGCCGACACGGGCGCATCTGCCCAGAGGGTCACCGAGAAGTCGGCTGCGCTCAAGTCTGAGTTCATCAAGCAGGCTATGCAGGCTGGCTTCTCCCGTCAGGCTGCCGAGAAGTACGCCCGCGCCCTGGACAAGATCCCGCAGACCGTCAAGACCAACATCAGCGTCGCAGTCAATGGCATGACCCAGCTGCAGTCACTTCAGAACTACGTGAACAACCTGCACGACAAGCACATCACCATCACGGCATCGCAGCAGGGCGGCTTCAACAAGCGCATGGGGATGCTTGAGGCTGACGGCGGCGTGGTCGACTACTTCGCCAACGGCTCGGAGAAGCACGTCGCACAGATCGCCTCCGCTGGCTCAACCCGCGTATGGGCCGAACCGGAAACGGGCGGCGAGGCGTACATCCCCCTCGCTGCGGGCAAGCGCACCCGATCCAAGGAGATCCTGCAGAACGTCGCAGGCCGCTTCGGCGGACAGGTCACGTTCATGGCCAACGGCGGGATCCAGTCTCTGGACACGGGCGGGTTCGTCTCGGCTGACTTCTCCGCGATCAGTGGACGCCTGCCGAGCAGCGCACCCAGCCGTGCTGACATCGCTGCCCTACGGCTGCGCGAGGCCAAGGCCACCACAACCCTGCACGCCGCTGAGAACGCCTTGTACAAGCTGCGACACACCAAGGGCCACACGGCGCGCCAGATCGCCGCCAGTGAGGAAAGACTGACCAACGCGCGGGGTTCGCTGCGTCTAGCCACTAGCAAGCTGAACGGTGCCGAGACTGCCCGCACATCTGCGACCAAACCCTTCGCCACGAAGTTCCATGTCGCTGCAGCCAAGTCCAACAGTTCGACGCTGGCGTTCCTCAAGAACATCGACTTCCTGCGGAGTCGCGGATTCGTCACGTTGGCTGATCAGCTGGTCATGCAGGCGGACGACCAGGCATACACCTTGGCGTCTCAGGCTGCCCGATCCCCCGCCGTGCGCAGCACTTTGACCAAGGATTTGAAGACATCCCTGTCGCGGGAAAAGAGCCTGGCATCTCGTCAGGCTGCCGTCGACGCGAGGTACGCACCCAAGGTCCCCGCACCTCCCGTCATGCCGACATGGGCTCTGCCTGCCGGCGTCGCCGCCTCCACCTACGGTGCCCGGCCCGCACCCGGAAAGATCCAGCAAATCATCGTGAAGATCGGCGACACCGAGCTCACCAGCCTCGTCTCCGCGACCGTGGACGGCCACTCACAGCAGCTGGTCGACGGCCTCGTCTACGGGGGTCACTGACATGGCCGCAACCCTGACCGCAACGCCCGAACCCACGAACGGCCCGCCAAGGATCCGTCTCAACGTGACGATCTCGTCTGGCACTGGCGTCTCCGTGTTCCTGACCAGGCTGGACCCTGACGGGCGCACACAGGTCGTCAGGCTCGCGGACCCTGCGGTGATGACCGGGACCGCCTGGGTCGGGTACGACTACGAAGCGGCGTACGGCGCGAACGTCACATACACGGCCGTGGTCACAAGCTCCGGCTCGGTCGTTCAGACCGTCAGCGCCTCGGCCACCCTCACCGTTGGCGACGTGTGGCTGATCCACCCCGGCGTCCCGTCCCTGTCGATGATGCTCGCCAAAGTGACCAGCCTCGGAGACAGGGTCCGGCCCGTAAACCGTGGCGTATTCGAGCCATTCGGGCGCCCGACCCCGCTGGTAGTCACCGACGGCACACGCAAGGCCGTTCAGGCGTCGCTGACGATCCGGACCCGGACCCTTGAAGAGCTGGCCGCGTTGGTGGGCGTCCTAGCTGACAGCGCAACCCTGCTCCTGAACGTCCCGGTCTCCCTTGGGTGGGGCGTGGCCAACGAGTACGTGTCCATCGGGGACCTGGTCGAGACCCGCGAGGTCGAGACCGGCAACGACCCCTGCAGGATCTTCACGGCCCCGTACCTGGTGGTCTCACGCCCGGTGGGCGGCTCGCAGAGCCAACGCACCTGGGCCGATGTCATAACCGAGAACGCGACGTGGCAAGTCGTCCTCGACAAGTACGCCTCCTGGCTGGGAGTCCTGGCCCCTGGCAGCGACATGGGCATAGTCGCGGAGACCCCACCTGGCAGCGGGCTCTACCCCCTCGAGGTCGACTCCGTGGAGTCCCCGCCCGGGTCCGGGCTTTACACGATTGGGACCTGATGTACCCAGTCACGGCCAAGTTCCTGGACGCCCTCAGAGGCCCTCACACCGCGGTTACTCGGGTGGAGATCTGGCGTGACGGCACAGGTCAGGTCATCCCCGACCTGGCTTTCAGCGGCGGCGAGGTCACCATCGACGGCACCTCCAGCGGTGTGCGCTCAACCCTGAGCCTGACCGCAGCCAAGGACGCGGGCACCGTGCTCTGGGACCTGCTCGCGCCGACCGGGACTGAGGTTATGCCCTACCGCGGCATCCGGTTCATCGACGGCACCGTCGAGCTCGTCCCCCTTGGCGTTTTTGGGATCGATTCTCAGAGGATGGGCCACGGTGTCGACGGCACGATCGACCTGACCGCACCCGACCGTTGGGCACGCGTGCAACGTGCCCGGTTCCTGCAGCCGGCCACGACCAATGGCAACGCGATCAACGAGGCCATCAGGCTCGCAACCGCGGCCGTGCCGGTGGCCTTCAGCAAGACCGCCACGTCCGCGGCATCGACCAAGGCCCAGATCTGGGATCGCGACCGCGACGCAGCGATTGTCGAGCTGATGCAGTCAGCGGCCGCTGAGATGTTCTTCGACCGTACCGGCAAGCTTGTCGCCCGCAACGTCCCCAAGCTGACAAACCTGCCCGTGTGGACCGTCGACGCTGGCGAGAGCGGCGTCCTGGTCAGCGCAGACCGCGAACGCAACCGGTCGCGGACCTGCAACATCGTCGTGGCCTTGCCCGAGAACGTTGACGGCGCAGCGCCATTCGCACCCCAGATCGCCTACGACACCGACCCCGGCTCCCCCACGTTTGTCGGCGGCTCGTTCGGGCAGGTCCCCATGTTCTACAGCTCGCCACTGCTGACCACGGCCGCCCAGGCCTTGGCCGCGGCGAAGGCAATCCTGGGACGCGTCACCGGCCTCGCCGCCCAGGTCAGCCTTGAGTCATCGGTCAACCCAGCACTGGACGCAGGCGACGTCATCAGCGTCGTCCTTCCAGGCGGCACGGTCGAAACGCACCTCATCGACTCAGTGACCATCCCCCTGGACGCCGGCACCCCGCAGAAGACCACGACCAGGTCGACCAGGCCCGAAGGGGATGTCCCAGAGTGAGCCCCCCACGCATCCGGTCCATGAGCTCAGCCATCCGCAAGCTCGCCGCCGAGCTGTCCGGCCGGTCAGGCCCTGGCCGGCGGCCACAGCAGTGGTTCGAGCCCGCAGTCGTGTACTCCGTGACGCCCGCAGGAGCCAGGGACGGCAACGCGCTGTGCACGGTCACCTGGCGTGGAACCCAGACTCCCGCCGCGTACTCATCCTCCTACGCCCCTGTCGTGGGCCATGTGGTCTTGCTAGGCGTCCAGCCACCCAGCGTCGTCATCCTCTGCCGCCTTATTGGCACCCCGTAACCAAGGAGTCTCTGTGACCAAGTTCTTTGTTTCCTGGGATGACACGACGAACAAACTTCCCGCGGTTGTCGAGGCTGCTCTTGCTGATGACTTTGTTGGGCTGGATGGTGACCAGAACGTCAACGGGACCAAAAACTTCACCACCACCCCCTACGTCAACGGTGTAGCGGTAGCGCTGGTGTCATCACCCCCATCCATCCCCCCGGCCTGGTCTGCCAGTCAGGTCGGGCCTGGGGTGGTCGGTGAGTACTACACCTTCCAATACGTCGCCACAGGCTCACCAGCCCCGGCCTACGCAGTGACGCTGGGAAGCCTCCCACCCGGCCTGACTCTCACATCAGCAGGCCTACTCTCAGGCACCCCGTTGACGGTCGGCACCTTCACCTTCACTGTGACCGCGTCTAACGACGTTGATCCCGACATCACTAGGGAGCGCACCATCGACATCACTGCAGCCCCCGTCGCTGTTGGTGGCGGGCTCGTCTACGGCGCAGGGATGGGGTACGACGGCAAGGGCAACCAGATAATCAACGGTGGCTCCACTTCAGGTTCCGGTAGAACTGCGATCAAGTTCCGGGCCAGTACGAGTAGTGCGCTGCATGGAGTGAGGTTCACACAAAGGAGCGGGCCGGGAGGGTACTCGGGAGGCACGGGTGGGGTAATGACCATCCAAGTCCGTCCAGATGATGGCACTGGCAAGCCTCATGCGACCACAGTGCTAGCGACGATGAGTTTCAACCCGGTTGCCTATACAGCCAGCACCGAAATCTACGACCTCAAAGTGTTCCCGACTCCGGCGAACTTGGTGGCCGGGACCATCTACCACATCGTCTTCTCCAACCCTTCCACCACGAACTTCATCTCGGTCAACAACATCTACTGCTACGAGACCGCTAACCCGCGCCACCCACGGTACGCAGACAGCGACTTTGCAATCATGGAGTCGCCGTACTCCAGCTGGTCGTGGTCCTTGGCCGACTGGTACACCCCCGTTGTCGACCTGGTGTACTCCAACGGCGTCATCGACGGGCAGTGCTACTACGAGTCGATGAACCCGCAGAGCCAGAACATCACGGGGACGAACTACCGGGTCCGAGAGAACATCTTGGTCAGCGGTGGAAACAAGATCGTCACGGGCGTCTATGTGAGGGCGCGTAGAGCCAGCGGGTCTACTCCTTTGGTTCTCACGCTTAAGGATTCGTCGGGTGCCACCATGCAGTCGGTGAGCGTTCCTTCTACTGCCATTGCCACCACTAGCGCAGGCGGGGTAGATGCAGCGGGCGCAGTGTGGGTCGGAGGTGTCTTTGCTGCCCCGGCCACATTGATAAGCGGCAACAGGTACTACTTGGAGTTGTCCACGACGACAGGCACATACAGCACATGGCCGATCCGGGCGAAAGGCAACCCAGAAAGCTACCAGTCGTTCTGCTTCTCTGAGGGGCTATTCGAGTTCGCCACAACGGGCACGAACTGGGATCGCGGGTACTACGACCCCTACCAGGTCAACGTGCAGATGTACTTCACGCTCGCCTAGCCCACCCAAAAATCCCGCTGCTACCACCCCTTGGAGCGTCATGCCCAACACCACGTACCTCTCTCTGCCATACCCAGGGCTGGGTGATGCACCCAACGGTCCCAGCGCTGTCCAGCAGCTGGCGGCACGCATGGAGGTACTGCAGTCGGGGATCGTTCCTGTCGCAAACCAGGCCGCGCGGGACGCACTGACGCCCATCAAGGGGTTGCGGGTGGACCGGGCCGACCTTGACCGTGTCGAACGGTACAGCGGGTCTCTCTGGCAGCCCATCAGTGGGAAGCTGCCGCACCGCTCACTGCTGCGCAACGGCACACCGACGATTGCATCTAGCACCGATGTACTACTCACCTCCGGGTGGCTCTCCGACGCGGACGACGCTGGCGACGCGTGCGGGATCACCTACTCAGGCGGGGTGCTGACGGCGGGCTTCACCGGCTGGTACTCGATCAACGCGACGTACGACTTCAGCGGGATCAACGCCACCGGGTCCCGCCTGATCAGGGTGATGCGAAACGGGGGACAGCTTCTGGAGGGCGGCTGCGGCGGGCACATCGCGCGGGAACTGGCAAACGTGGCGCGCAGGGTCAAGCTCACCGCGGGCGACACGCTGCAGCTCCAGGTCTACCAAAGCTCAGGTGTCAGCGCCGCCATCGCCGCTGGTGACTCCTACTGGCAGGTTTCCTACCTCAACCCTGCCTGACCTTCCACAACCCCCTGACTGCACGCCCAACCCGTAGGAGCACCCCATGTGGATGAGTCATTCGAACGTCGCCGGAGTCGTCACCGTCGCCGACAGTGCGTTCTACGGAGGATGGGACACCCTCGGCTGGGTCGTCGCCGCCGCACCTGTCGGACCGCCCGTCCCTGACGCCGGCTGGCCAGTATCCAAAGGCGAGGTCGACGGCCTGGTCGACGGCAAAATCGTGGCCGAACGGACAACCGAGCGGGCACGAGACTCTGCCACGTATGCGCTGATCGACGGGCGCATCGTCGTGGCCGCACCGATCGGCACCGGAGGCTCCGACACGGCCCCTATCGTCGCCGCAATCGCAGCCGCGAAGGCCGCTGGAGGGCGTCAGGTCATTCAACTCCAGCGTGGTGTCTACAGCGTGAACCCCGGTGCGCTGGTGCTCGACTTCAACAACGTGACCCTGCGCGGCTTCGGCATCGGCGCAACCCAGATCAACAAGACCGGCAACGGCGACCTCATCACCATCACCTGCGCCACCGGGGACGCAGGTGTGGTGGAGCGCGCCCAGGTCACCGACATGCGCATCGACGGCAAGGACTTCACGGGCAACCTGATCCGGTCCATGTACTCCAGCCAGTGCCACATCAAGAACGTGGAGTGCTACGCCAACAACGACGCCGCGATCAACCTCGTCCGGGCATGGGACACCGTCCTTGACGACGTGCTCCTTGACCACTGCGGCTCCACGGACGGCACCATCTCGTCCCTGTGGATTCGCAACAGTGGCGCGGCTTCCGGCACCGGACTCTCGGCGGCTGGGCAGACCAACATGATCTACGTGCGGGCCTTGCGCGTCGAGTCGTTCCGCTCCGCGATCACCGTCGAACGTGGCCCCGGCTCGGGCGTTGACCCCTACGGCATCTACTTCCACGGCCTCAAGTGTGAGACGTACTTCGCGCGGCTCAACACCGTCAACGTCATCAACGTCCGTGGTATCAGTTTCCGTGACGTTGACCTGTCCCTACTCGGGCTCGACAGTGGCGCGGCAGCCGTCGTCGGCTTCAACTGGGCACCGCTGTTCCGGTCCAAACTGGACGGTATCCGCATCAACTCCAACACCGGAGTCATCTACCGGGCCATCGACTCCTGGCTCCCCGGCTCGGGCTCCCATGAGATCGCCAACGTCTCATCTGAGACCAGCGCCCCCGGCGACTGCGTCATCAAGCACAACACCGCCAACCCTGCCGACATCCGAGGCTGCACCACCCAGTCAGGAACCTTGCACGGCGGCACCCCGCCCGCAGGCATTGACGGCTCGGTACGGACCAACGCCCAGGCCGCGAACTACACCCTCACCGCAGCGGACAACAACAGCGTGGTGGAGTTCACCAAGGCCACCGCAGGCACCATCACCATCCCGCCCAACAGCGCCGTGCCGTACCAGATCGGCGCGACCATCGAGGTCCAGCAGTACGGCGCGGGACAGGTCACTCTCACCCCCGGTGCTGGGGTCACGATCCGCACGGCGTCATCCCTGACCACCCGCGCGCTCTACTCCACCGTGTCGCTTCGCAAGAGGGCCACAGACGAGTGGGTCGCAGCAGGTGATTTGAGTTGAGCAACCTCCTTCTGAGGCGTGGCGTCAACGCCAGCAAGCGTGTGGTCTCGGCGGTCGTCGTGGACTCCGCAACACTGGGCTTGGGCGCGCACTACATGAACCTGCCCTCAGGGCCGTCCTACGCGAGCACCCCGTCATCCTCAGCGATGGCCCCCGGCTCCGCGACTGTGGATCTGCGCGCCAAGATCCGCATGACCGACTGGACCCCCGCAGGCAACCAGTTCGTCCTGGCCAAGTGGAACAGCGGCCCCGACACGCAGTACGGGATGCACGTTGATTCGGCAGGCAAGGTCAACGGCACGTTCTACCGCGCCGGGGCCGTGTTCACAGGGGCCGCGTCCAGTGTCGCAACCGGGATCACGGACGCAACCGACCGCTGGATCAGGACCGTCCTCAACCCGACTGCGGGCACCATCGACTACTACACGTCAGCCGATGCCTCGTCGTGGACCGCGCTGGGCACACAGCAGGCACCCGGCGCTGGAGCAGTCCAGACACCCGGCACCCCGCAACCCCTCACCGCAGGCTCGTTGGGCAGCGGAGGCGGCACCCTCATCGGCAGGATCTACGCCGTACACCTACTCATCGGCGGGGCCACCGTCGCAGCAGTGGACTTCTCCACCCAGGCCGCAGCAGCCACATCGTTTGCTGGCCTGACCGCCGAGACGTGGACCATCCAAGGCTCCGCGACCATCATCTGACCCCGGCCCATATGTCCCGGAAGTGCGCTAGCTGAACGACCCCTCCTTGAGCCCCTCCGCGTCTGCGATGAGGGGCTCTTTTATAACCCGATCCAACCCGCGCCCCACCAAAGGAGGACGCCATGACGGGAATCGAACCATCATCCATCCTTCCGGACCAGGGTCGGCCAGACCCGAGCCGTCTGAGTAGTGAGGCGATCGTGCGCGCGGTCTCCGCCGAACGCGACTACCAGAATGGACAGACCGACGTTCTGCGGGCCCGACTGAACGGCATGGATGAAGCCACCAGGGTCCTGCACGAGACCGTGACCCGCACCCCCACCGACATCCAAAAGGCCATCACCCACCTCCAGGAGCTGCACAGCGAACGATTCTCCTCGGTAGAGACCCAGTTCAAAGAACGCGACACCCGCGGTGAGCGGGAGGCACGCGACAACAAGCTTGCCGTCGATGCCGCATTCGCCGCCCAGGAGAAGCAAGCCGCAGCGCAGGACGTCTCCAATAAGGAAGCGATCAACAAGAGCGAGAAGTCCACCGCTGAGACGATCAAGACGAACCAGGAACTGGGTAAGGCCACCACTGACGCACTGACGAAAAGCCTCGACGAGGTCAAGCTGGCAGTCGCCCAGATCAACGCGGGGAAACAGGGCGGCAAGGACACGCTGAACGGCATCTACGCCCTGGCAGGGTTCCTCGTTTCCCTCCTGCTCCTCGGTGGGTTCCTCGTTGCGACCGGAGCATTCAACGGTTAACCATCCGGCCCCCACTGATCCACCGCCACCTGGTCCAGAACACCGCCAGGTGGCGGTGCCATGTCCATCACCGAATTCAAGGAGCAAGCCATGGGCGAGACCACGCCCGAATCATCCGCTGAGGCACTGGACGCCGGCGACCATCCCGACGAGGCACTCCAGCTGGAGCACGACGACGCAGACCTGACCGGAGACCCGATCCCCGAGGACGCCGGACCGCTCCCCGAGCTCGAGCAGGACCAGTCCAACCCACCCGAGGAGCTCGGATGAGCTACAACACGGCGCAGGCTGCCACCGCACTGCGCAAGCTGGGCTTCCGCATCCGCACCACCGGCGAGTACCACCAAGCGGTCCGGACCTTCCAGGGCGGCTACAACCTCGGCGCATGGCTCGCGCTGGATGGTGTCTGCGGCCCGAAGACCCAGGCCGCGATCGCCCGCTGCGTAGCCAACGGCGGCAGGGCCTCGGCTCACTTCTTCTGGACCGAGTGGAAGTGCACCTGTGGCGGCCGCTTCTCCTCCTGCCGGCGAGTTCTGGTCGACAGAAATCTCCTGCGACGCCTGGAGGCATACCGAAGCGCAGTCGGGTCCGTTGCCATCGTCTCCGGCTACCGCTGTCCTGGCCGCAACCATGAAGTCGGTGGAGTCAGCGGGAGCCGCCACCTCCTGGGACAGGCAGCAGACATCCGCGGCCGGCTCAAGCTCTCCTCGATGCAGCGCTTCGGCTTCAACGGCAACGGCGTCCAAGGCTCGACTGGCCTTGTTGTCCACGTAGATGTGCGCCCCACCCGAGTGCGGCCCTGGACATACCGATGGTGACCCGCCCGGAACGGATCGAGACGGCATGTGAGGTCATGCACGACGCGTACGAAAAGGCCGCAGTCGGAGCCGGCTGGCAGACCCAGGAGGCCAGCCGTAAGCCCTGGTCAGGTGTCCCCGAGGCGAACAAGGTCACGATGCGCGCAGCTGTAGCCGCACTCATGGACCACCTCGAGACTGCATCAGTCTGGTCTGACCTCCAGGTCCACCCGGACGACATGCGCCAAGAAGGCCAGCCGTGACCTTCACACTGACCTACCCAGCCCTGGGCCGCGGCGCATGGCCGGCTAGCGGTCTCGGCGGCACCCTGAACGTTGCCGGCACCAGGCCCGGGAACTACTACCGGGCGCCAACCATCGCAGGTGTGAAGATGCCCGGACTGACCGGCGCCCTGGCCGTATGGCACGGAACCAGCTGCGACATTAACGACTACGCGGTGCACCGGGCCGTCCTGGGCCTACAGCCGTACTTCGGCGCCGTACCGGACGGGATCCTCGGCCCAGCTACGAGTCTGGCGATCCGCGCCTACCAGAAGGCGCACGGCCTGGCGATGGATGCCGCGATCGGTCCAGCGACCTGCCGGACACTGTTCGAGCAGATCGCCGTTGACGCATCCGAGAGGATGGACGCCGCCCACGCCAACATGCTGTGCGGGATCGTCGTCGGCACGATCAGCATCGAGTCCGGGTTTGACCTCGGAGCGGTCGGAGTTGATACACCGCAGGATCTGGGAATCGCACAGATCAACGGGCCCGCCCATCCGAGCATGGCCGCGGCCTCCCGCCTGGACCCAGCGATCGCAATCCCCTGGATGACGTGGTTCATCGACGGGAACCTGCGCGAGTTCCGGTACGACATCGACGCCGCGATCGCGGCATACAACCTTGGCGTCGCCGGCGCCTGGGCATGGGTCAGAGCGGGCTCACCCCAGTGGTTCCGCGGCCGAGACGTCAGAGCCTACGTAGCCAAGATCAAGAAAGCAGGACAGCCACAATGAGTACGAAAACCATTGCCACAATGAACACCAAGACCATCTTCGGCCGAGAGCCGGCTGTGGCGATCGCACTGATCGAGTCAGGACTCGCCCTCGCGGTCCTGCTCTTCCTCCATTGGTCGAGCGAGCAGACCGCCCTGGTCATGGCCACGGTCGTCGCCAGCTTCGGCCTCTACACGGCCTGGGTGACCAAGGACACGATGCTCGGCGTGGTCGTCGGCCTGACCAAGGCAGTCATCGCCCTGGCGATCGGCTTCGGATTCCACCTCTCGCCAGATGTAACCGCGGCACTGATCGCCTTCGTCGCCGTCCTGATGGGTGCGTTCAACCGTCAGAGCACCCAGCCCTTCATCCCCTACGCGAAAGGACTGCGCGGCGTCACCACCAGCGGCGTCTAGTCGCTCATGACCGCCATCCCGGAGGAACCTGCCACCCGGTTCATCCACCGCATCCAGTTCAGCCACGGCGCGATCGAGATCACCTACCTCGAGCATGCCGAGGTCCGAGAGGGCGGCAAGTCCCACATGCAGCACGTCCTGACCCTGACCCGTGTCTCGCATCCCAACCTGATTGCAGCCTTCGCTCACGCGACGAACCAGCTCCTCGATGGAGCGCTGCAGGACTGGACCGAGACCGACACAAGCGAGGACGGCCCGGACCTAGCGATCGTCACCAAGACCAGCGTTAAGTCCCTGCTCACACCACGAGAGACGGACGTCCTGGAGCTCCTGGCCGCCGGCGACTCAACACCCACGATCGCCAGACGGCTCTTCATCACCACCGCAACAGCGAAGAGTCACGTCACCTCGACCTACGGCAAGCTCGGCGCCCACAACCGAGCCTCCGCAGTCATGGCGGCAGTCCGCCTCGGACTCATTGCCCCCAGCTAGCCGAAACGCCCCTCCTGTCAGACCAGGAGGGGCGTTTTCGTGCTCAAACCACTGACCGATAACGAAGATTCAACGTCCAAGGCCACGAGCGACCCGCCCGTGGCCTTTCTCATGCCCCAACGAAAGCCGAACCGATGAGCCACCCCATCCCCCTGACCGATCCCCTCTCGATCGCCTGGATCGACTGGTGCCGCAACGAGCACGTCCCCCCGAACACCATCTCCCGCCGGATCGCGACCCTTCGATCCCTCGGCAACGCCGGAACAGCGACCCGCGAGGACGTCGAAGCGTGGTGGGCCGGCCGCACCAACCTGGCCCCAGCTAGCCGTGCCAACGACCTGGCGGGCATCCGCAGCTTCCTCAAGTGGTGCCGGCGCTGGGAACATCGCAGTGACGACCCGACTCTTCGCATCGACCCGCCGCACGTACCTGCCGGACTCCCGCACCCCATGGCCAAGCACGACCTGCAGCTCGCCCTGGACACCTTCCCCGCGGACCTGCGCCGAGCCGTATGCATGGGCGCATACGCCGGACTCCGCATCTCCGAGGCCGCAGCCCTCGACTGGGCCCAGCTCGACGTCGAGGCACGGACGCTCCGGGTCCTGCACGGCAAAGGCCACGCAGGCGGCAAGGAGAGGCTCATCGCGATCTCTCCGGTCCTGATCGACCAGCTGCTGCCCGACGTCGGAGGCAACGTCGTCTCGGCTGGCCACCAGCCCTACTCCTCGGCGTCGCTGCAGCGCCGAATCAACAGGGCGTTCGAGCGGGCAGGGATCCACGGGACCTCCCATGGGCTCCGTCACCGGTACGGGACTATGGCCTATCAGGCGACCGGAGACCTGCTCGCGGTCGGCCGCATGATGGGCCATCAGAGCCCGGTGACCACTGCGATCTACGCCGACCCGAGCAACGACATCGCGGTCAAGATTGCCGCGGCTGTGGTGCGGTAGGCCGCTAGCCTGAGCCTGTCCCTCCAGACATGAAGCCCGCCACCCTGGCCTCAGGGCGGCGGGCTTTGTCGCGCCCGAGGTGACCCGTCACCGCTAGACGGGGCCGACCGGAGACCGGCTGACCCGGCGCGACACGCCGCCCAACAGCCATGCCTACCAAGACCTTGACAGACTCGGTACGCTCGGCGGTGTTCTCGGAGGCGCCTTTCCTCCGGAGGTTGGCGTCGAGCAGCACAAAGGCTTTTCACTGATCATTGCTTGGCTTGGTGGGTGTGCGGTGGTGGTGTCGCAGGCCGGGTCAGCCGGTCTCCCCGAAGTCCCCGTAGTTGGTGTCGAGGTCGGCCTCGAGCTCGGCGAGGGTGGCCCGGTCTGCGGCAGGGTTGGCAGGACGTCGTGGCCGAGGGCGAGGCGCTGGCCTGGTCGGCGAACCGAAGTCCACTTGCTGCGGAGACGGGAAGCGGGAGGCGACGGCTCGGATCAGGTCGTCGGGCCAGTAGTTCGCGCGGACTCTGTCGGTTGAGCCGTCGTCGGCCACGACGTACGCGGTGCCCTGCGCGTCCGGCGAGATCAGATGCACAGGGACCGACGTCGCCTCGGGCAGGACCAGCCGGCCCTCAGCTTTGGATCGCATCCGCAACACGACGGTCTGGGTGAACAGGCCGCGGTTGCTGATGATCTCCTTACGTGGGTCCTGGACACACGCCACGACGCACACACCCACAGCCCGGCCCTTGGTGAGCAGGCGGGCCATCAGTGCCTCTGCGAGCTTCTTCGTGGCAGCATCGGCGTAGGCCATCAGGTCGGCGTACTCGTCGATCATCAGGACGTGCAGCGGCTCCGCCTTGGTAGCGACGTGAGAGCGGGACACTCCGGCCATACGCTCGGCTCGCTCATCGGTCATGGTGGCCAGCCGGCCCAGCAGGGTCAGGGCGTCGACGTGGTTGGTGGCGATCGAGCAGAACAGGCCCCGCCCCATGCCGACCTCGATGCCGCCCTTGAGGTCGACGGCCCACAGCTGCACCAGGCCGCTCGGTACGGACGGTGCTAGGCCTCCTGCGATGCCCCAGAACATCGAGCCCTTCCCGGAGCCGCTGCACCCAGCGACGAGGGTCTGCTTGCCGACGATCGCCAGCGTCCAAGGACTCGAGTCCTCACGACGACCCAGAGTGACCTCACCAACAGTCCGGGGCCTGGTCGCCGAGGGCATGGTGGCGTCACGTGCCCTGGTCAGGTGGTCGACCATCAGGATCTGCAGCACCAGGATGCCTGGGTCGCCGCGCACGATCCGGTAGGAGAGCCCACCAGCTGCAGCGCAGATCGCATCAGCAGCGCCGGCCAGGTGCTCGAACGTCTGGCCGAGCCGGATGCCGATGGTCATGGTCAGCGTGGAGCCCTTGAACGTCACGGCCTTCAGCTGAGGGCGGGTGACGACGATCTCCTTCTTGATGACCCACTTGCCCTTGTCGTTACGGACCTTCCGGGTGATGGAGCGGGTCCCAGTCAGGTTGCACTCCTCGGACAGGCGTGGCCAGGCATTCTTGGCCCACTTCACGTGGTGGTTGCTCTCGCGGGGTGCGGCGACATGGCGGCGCCACCGGTTCGGGAAGCGCCTGGACACGAACGCCACAAGCAGCGCCGGGGCGACACCGGCAGCCAGGAGCTCGAAGCCCAGGAGGTTGTGCTGGGTGTAGAGCGCCGCGACGACGGCCGCGACCCAGAGGATGACCCACCGGGGGTGCTTCCGGGCCACCCGCCAGGCGTCCCCGCCCAGGGCGCTGGGGGTCATGCCCAGCGGCCAGCCCCTGCCGTTACCAGCGGCTGCCATCGCCGCCATGGGACCCTCCTGGACGTTCACAGGCCGACCTTCTGCCCGCCGCGGTTCACGACCGTCTTGGTGTCCGGGTCCCAGACCCACTTCTCGGACTCCGCAGTGAGATCGACCGGCTGCCGTTCCCGCCGGGGCGGGTCGTACAGCGGCGTTCCAACCGCCCGTGCCGACTGCTTGGGTTCGTCCATGGCTGGCTCCTGTTCTGGTCTGCCGAAGGCCTCGGCGGGTTGCTTGGTGTTCGGGTCCGGCTTGTCTTCCTTGGGCTTGTCCTCGTCTGTTACGGCTTCGACCACGGCCGCGCCGGCCGCTCCTGCCAGGACGTTCGGGACGTACTTGGTAGCGAGCTTCCTCATCTTCCGCACACCGGGCCCTCTGCCGCCTGACGACATGCCGACGATGTTCGTCAGGCTCAACAGCGGCCACAGCAGGACGAACGCGACCACAGTCGCCACCCCGCACAGGACCAGCACAAGGGCATTCATCCCGCCCAGGCGGGCATTGACCAGCAGCGCCGAGACAATCGTCGTGTGGATCGTGGCCCCCACACTGAACGCGATGACGTTCACCACCGACGCGCCGGCGATATTCGCAACCCTGTGCACGATCGAGCTCATGGGCGCAATGACACCAAGGACTGCGACCGCTGGAAAGATCATCACCAGCAGGCGCAGCATGATCAGGCCGGCGAACATGAACAGGTCCGCGATGACCCTGAACCCGGCCGTGAACAGGGCCCCGAATAGGGTCATCACGCCGACCCCGGCCCGCTCCCCCGTCTTGCCCTGCAGTATCAGGTAGGCGTTGGGGTCCTGTAGCTGGATCTGCTCTGCGGCCAACTTCCACGCGGCGGCCTTCCCATCGGCGAGGCGTTTGGCCACGGCAGGGTCCGCGCGGGCTTGGGCGGCGGTGTCCCAGCTGTAGACGGAGGCCTTGAACAGGACCGGGCCCCACTTCTTGGCTGTGGGGCTGTCCGTGGTCCCGAACTGTCCGCGTAGCCACGCGTCGTACAGGACCCGGTCCACGAGCAGCGCGCCTTGGGCCTTGGCGGGGTCTGAGGTGGTGGGGAGGTTGGCGATGCCTGCGGCGCCGGCGTTGACGGTGGAGATGACCCCCGTGACTGTGGAGTCGAATGCGCTGGACGCGCGGGCGGGGTAGGCGGCGAGCCCGGACATGATGGCGATGATCAGGACGGCCCAGGCGGCGCCTTTGGCGACTGCGCTCATCCGCCCGGACATCGACAGCCAGAGCAGGGACCCGGCGACGGCGAGGAGGGCCACGGCGCCCCAGGGGTTCCAGATCGTGGTTTTGACCTGGCCGGAGACCTTCGCCACGACTGTGTTCAGTGGGGCCATGTAGGTGCCTGGGTTGGCGAGGCGGTTGTGAAGTCCGTTGGCGGCGGCGATGGTGTTGGTGGCGATGCTCAGTGCCCAGTTGCCGATCATGGTGTCCGTGGCGGCGGACACGTCACGCAGGTCCCCGCCGCAGCCGAGGTCGTAGGTGTGCCAGGTCAGGCCTGCGTACCCGGACTGCTCGTAGACGGATGTGGTGGGGTGGGTGGTGAACGGGTCGCCGGGGGCGGGTAGTGGGTTGGGTCGGCCGTCGAGGAACCCGGGCAGGCCTTCGCCAGGGAGTTGGGCGGCGGGCGCGGACTTGCAGTCGAGCCCGCCGGGGATCACGTCGACGGCCTGTGCCGACCCGGCCGTGACCACCACGAGCCCGAGAATGAGTAGCACGCTACTGAGTAGGCGGCGCATCATGCGACCTCGACACTGTGCAGGCGCGCCAACCTGTTCCGCGCCTTGTCCGGGTCCGCCGTCGTGGACAGGGCTTCGAGGAGGTGGGGGTGGGCGGCCATGTCCATGCGGATCCGCTCGATCGACGCGCCGTCCGAGAAGACGAACTCCCTCGCGCCCCGCTTCCCCTTGCTCGTGGGGCGGGACAAGGTCCCGAAGATCCCCTCGTATCCGACGCCTTCAGCGACCCCGGGCAGGAGCTGGAGCGCGTCGTGTTGGGCCTGCTCGTCGGTGAGCCTTCCAATGAACGCCGCTGAAACGAGGTTGGCCAGGTCGAGCCTGAGCAGGTCACTCGGGTTCTGGGAGGCCAGGAGCACGCGGGTGTTGTGCTTGCGGCTGTCCCGGGATGCCCGGTCGATGAAGCGGCGTCCCGCGGAGAACGTGCCTAGCGCCCACGCCTCGTCCAGAAAGATCCCCTTCCGGGCGTGCACATCCCCGGCATACATCCCTCTTTGCGCCAACCATGCTGCGAGGAACAGCACGGCCATGCTCAGTCGCTCGTCCAGGTCATCCGTGCCACCCGACGCATCATCGGGCAGCGCGAGTCCGCGGAGGCTGTACACCGTCAGGAGGGGCGCGGCTTGGGCCTTGTCGAGGTAGTACCCGGACGGGAAGATCAGCCGCCCGTGGCTCGTCTTCGCCGCCTCGAGGTAGAAATCCCGCATGTACCCCGCATGCCTGACCAAGTCGGGGTCCCCGCCGAGGTCTCTGAGGGCGTCTAGGACGTAGTTGGGTGCGGAGGTGCTCGTGGCGTGGACCTGCCCCACAGCCCGCAGGAGGGCGACCTCGGTCAGGACGTGGTCCTGCATCTGTTTGGGGAGCATCGACCTCAGGACCGACGTGGTGAGCATGCGGCGCGTCTCATAGGCGCGCTCAACCGCGGCAGCCCATTCGGCTTTGGTGTCGTAGTGCTCTACCGCCGGCTCGGCGATCACCCGGTAGGTGTTCAGCACACCCTCGGGCGCCTCGAGGAGGTCGACCGCCTGGGAGTGGTCGGCGAGCTCGGGCAGGCGGCACAGCGCGGTCAGGCGGCCGGAGGGGTCGAGGACAGTCCACGGGACACCCTGCATCAGCGACCGGTAGATGACGTTCCCGCCCGCCGTACTCTTCCCCCCGCCCAGGCCTGCGACGACGACACCAAGGCCGGACTCTTCCTTGCGCTCCGTGGCTTCCCACGGCTCCCACGTCACAACCCTCTGGCTGGTCCCGCTGGTCTCCCCCAGGTGGATGCCTCTACGGTCACCGACCTTCGCCGTTGCCGCCGGCACAGCTGCGGACAGGGTGGTGACGGGCATCCGGCGCCGGTACGCCGTCGACCCCAACGGCTCACCGGGGATGAACTCCCGGCCCACCGCCAGCTGGTCCGCTGGCCTGCAGATACTGATGCCGGGCTGGTACAGCTTGCGGACCTCATTGGCCCGCTCGAGCGCCTCCTCCTGCGTCGCGCCGGACACGGACACGCGGAAGTAGCCAGTCGTGCGGGTGGACAGCCCTGACAGGCCTGTGGCCAGGTCGTCCTCGACTGCGAGGGCGCGGGACGCCTGCCGGTCCAGGGCGCCCGGTGCGGGTTCGCGGTGCTCCTGCTCGTAGTGCTCCTTCTGGGAGCGGACCTTCTGGATGGCGTGCCGCATGGCGCTGCCCACCTTGGCTGCATCCTCGACATCGACCCGCGCAGACCACTCGACAGGAAAGCCGAGAGCGTCGGTGCGCTGCATCCATGGCGTACCTGAGGGGATGTCCATGTCGCCCATCCGGCCCACGCTCATGACGCAGACGTGCCGTTCCACCATCTCCCCGTTGGCTTCACCGGTTACCAGGATCGTGCGCCCGTACGGGCGGGTGTGCCACTGGACGGTGTCGGTGAACTCGGCCAGGTCCTCGGTGTCCCACTGCTCGGCGTCTGCGTTGCCGAGCGTCAACGGCGCCGGCAAACCCAACCCGGTAGACCGGTGCAGCAACCACTCAAGCTGCCGCGGGGTTGCCGGGATGGCATCCATGCCGGGCGCGGCCATGATCTCGCTCGTCTCACGGATCGCTTTGCCCAGCCCTGCGACTTCACGGTCACTGAGCGCCCCGGCCAGGGCGCCAGCGATCCGGTAGAGGCCTTTGCGGGCGGGGATCTCCACGCCCAGGTAGACCTCTTTGTCACTCATGTTGCGGCCGGCGAGGTGCTCCTGGTCCCGCATCAGGTAGTCGCGCCACCCGGGCAGCGGCGCGGGCGCGTTGCCGTCGTGCGCGGAAGCCCACTCGCTCACGGGGTAGGGGCGGGTCGTGACCCGGATGTGGACGTTTCTCCTGACGAGCTGGGCGTAGCAGTCGGCGCCGTCACGGATCAGCTGCTCGCGCACACCGTCCGGGCGGAAGCTCCAGCCTTGGGGTTCGAGGAGGTACCAGGCGTGGATCCGGTCAGCGGTGACAGTGCAGTGCCCGCTGATACTGCGCAGCGCGAGGCCGGTCTTCCTGGTCATCGGGGTCTCCTTGGCGGGCGGAACGTTTGCACGGACGGCTTGGCATGGCCACGCCCAGCGGTGACCTGGTGGGTGAACGCGGTGACAACGCTCCGTAGGGGTCGGTCGTGGTCCACAACCGACCCGATGACCTGCGTCAGCGCGGCAGTCACGAGGAGCGTCCACACCAGCGGCCAGAACCCCGCCCCGATACCCAGGCGCAGCTCGATGACCTCGAGGAGGGCGAACAGGCCCGCGCCCACGGCGTAGTCGACGTACCGGGCGCGCCACGGCAGAGTCACCCCGGGCGGGCCCAGCCAGACGCCGTCGACCTGGTAGATGGAGTCGTCCACAGGCAGCCTCATGAGATACCGACGAGGTGGATTAGGGACCGCCCCAGGGCCGGGGCTGCGGTGGGCACGGCTGCGATACCCAGGATCAGGCAGGCGAGGACTGCGCCGGCGACGACTTTCATGGCCTGTTTGTTGTTGCCGCTCCTGGCCATCATGAACAGGGAGCAAGCCAGGATGAGCAGGAGCAGTGGGATGACGTTGCCTTTGATCCAGGTCTGGAGGTTGGCGGTGCCGACTGCGGTGGCGAGAGCGTGCATGACGGTTCCTTTCAGGGTTGGGTTTCGGGCCAAGACACATGGACGTGAGTGACGTGGTTGGCGTTTGGGTCTCCGCGGTCCTCCATCAACCGCCACCCCTCATCGGCGCGGGCGACGTTCCAGATGTGCTGCCGGTAGATGACGTAGGTGATGTGCAGCTGGGCGGCGTTGGCTTGGACGAAGTCGGCCAGGGCCTGGCCCTGGGCGCTGCCCGGAGTGACCATGAAGTCGCATGCCCGCCCGGTGGCGTGGTCCTGTGCGTTCGCGTC